AGGGAGAGGCCCGACCCAACTCAGGATTATCTCAGATGACCCTAACCAGCCTGAACTGGCGGTAACTGGCCGAGATCAGCCGAGGCTCGAGACTGTGTGGCCTGATGCGTCGGGTTCGTTTGGGGCTGAGGTGGGGGGCTGGGCTTTACAGCATCTTGGCATGGAGTTGATGCCGTGGCAGCAAAGAGTTTTAGACGGTCAGTTGTTGTTTGACGGCGACGGTGATTTTTTGCACCGTATGTCTATGGTTTCTACGGCTCGTCAGAATGGTAAGACGGTTGCGTTGACGGCGCTTGTCGGCTGGTGGCTGACTGAGATGCCTAAGCACCGGGGGCTACCGCAAACCGTGCTATCTACCGCGCATCGTCTTGACTTGGCAGTCATGTTGTACGACAAACTTGCCGACATTCTTGAGTTGCGTTTTGGTGCAAAACTTATGCGGTCTTATGGCCGTAATCAGGTGACTATGCCTGACGGGTCTAAGTGGTTTATTCGTGCAGCCAACTCGAGTGTCGGTCACGGTATGTCTTGCGACCTGATCGTGGCTGACGAGATTTGGGATATTGGGTCAACGGTTATTGACGGCGGTTTACTGCCAGCGCAGCGCGCTCGACGTTCGCCATTGTTGTCGGCGTGGTCAACGGCTGGCACAGAGGCAAGTACCGCAATGCAACGTTGGCGCGAACAGGGGTTGCGATCTATTGACCGTGCTGAGCCGTCATCTCTGTATTTTGCGGAGTGGTCACCGCCGCCTGACGTATCGCCTATGGATAGTCGCGCGTGGGGTTGGGCTAACCCAGCGCTAGGCAAAACGCTTACCCTAAAAACGATTGAAGCTGAAAGCGAGAACCCTGACCGCGCATCATTCTTGCGCGCGTCATGCAACCTATGGGTAGCCAGCGACAAGTCATGGATACAGCCGGGTTTGTGGCCTGAGTTGGAATACACAGACCCTATGCCTGACGGCGGCACAGTCGCCATAGAAACCAGTCTGACCGACGACCGCTATTTTGCCACTCGAGCCGTAGTGCTTGACGATCGGCGCACCGTCGTAACAGTTGAGTTTGTTTGCGACACATACGACGAAATGTTGCAACACGTTGAGCGCCTAGCCAAAAACACGGCAATCAAATTTGCAATTAGTCCGTCTATAGATATTCATTGGCCGTTGGCGTTAGAGCGTCGCCGTGCGATCGTGGGCTATGGCGAGATACTTAAATTTACGCCGCGCATCAAGTCAATGATTCACGAAAAACTGTTGTGGCATACAGGCGAAAATATGCTTGCCGAACACGTACAACGCGCCGTCGCAGTACGGTCACAAAACAGCATCGCACTATCTAGCCAGCGATCACCCGGGCCGATCGAGTTAGCGCGCTGTTTAGTTTGGTGCGCCGCACTTGCAAGCCGACCTACCGCAACAGGTAAACCTATGATCGTTGTGGCTAGTGGCTAGTATGCAAAACGGGTGGCCGTCGTTTACCTATGCTTTCTCGGTTACGTTTGCGGCGGTCACCTATACACAACGCGCAAATGGTTTGGTGGCATACTTAGCAAATGGCAATCTTTAACAGATCAATAAAAAAAGCGGCTATCTCACCGCAGCCAACTAAAGCAGCCGCAGCGGGTGGCACGTTTTACCAAAACAACAACGCTGGCGCACAACTTGTCGGTCAATATTATTCTTACGTTGAAGGCACGGCACGTAATCGTGCAATGAGCGTACCGACTATTTCGCGCTCGAGAGACCTTATGGCCAGCGTTATCGGTTGCATGAATTTAAAAATGTATACCGAAATGTGGAACGGCGAAAAAATGGAAAAGATGCCGTTAGCGCCGCGCACTTGGTTGCGACGTATAGACCCAAGCGTGCCAAATAATTTTTTGCTTTCATGGTTATTTGACGATCTTTTTTTCTTTGGCAGGTCGTTTCTTTATGTCACCAGTCGCACAGCCGACGGTTACCCTGCGTCGTTTACTCGACTGCCTGCCGCAATGGTGCAGACACTTGATCAGGCTGGCCCAGTTTGGTTTGCGCCGTCAAAAGACATTGTGTTTAACGGTGGCGGTTTAGACCCAAACGACGTTGTGCAATTCTTGTCGCCAATTCAAGGCATCATTTACATGAGCGAAACAGCCGTTGCCACAGCGCTAAAACTTGAAGCCGCACGCTACCGCAACTCGTCGTCAGCAATCCCGGCTGGCATTTTGCGACAAACTGGTGGCGAGCCTTTGTCAGCACAAGAGTTAGCCGATCTTGCGGCGGCGTTTAATGCGGCGCGTGAAACTAATCAGACAGCGGCGCTAAACGAGTTTGTGTCGTACACAGAAACTGCAACTAGCCCTGACAAAATGCTTTTGATTGACAGCGCCGAATTTCAAGCAATGGAAATGGCTCGACTTTGCAACATTCCGCCGTACCTTGCAGGCGTATCGGTTGGCAGTTACTCGTACCAGTCAAGCGCCGAAGCGCGCATGGACTTGTGGACATTCGGCGTACGTGCCTACGCAGATTGCATCGCTGGCACACTAAGCCAAAACAACGTGCTACCTAACGGAACATATGTTGAGTTTGACGTTGAGCAATATTTGTCGGGCGAATATGCAATGGGCGACTATGACAACACCGAAACAAACGAAAGAGTAGTATCACCAACATGATCAGATTAACCCCTTCACAGATCACGGTTGATGCAGCGGCGGCAGAGGGCTTGCCGTCGCGCTCAATCTCAGGCGTAGCCGTCACCTACGACGAGACAGCGACCGTCAATGACGGCACTAAGGTACGATTTTTGCAAGGGTCGTTGCCAGTCACGGGGCGCGACCCGAAACTGTTTATGCAGCACGACAGCAATCAGATTGTTGGCAAAGTAGTTGAGCGTGTGGACACACCGCAGGGCATGATGTTTACGGCCAAGATCAGCGCTACTCGACTAGGCGACGAAGCACTTACCCTTGCAAATGACGGCGTTATTGACGCGGTATCGGTAGGCGTAACCCCAACAAAATTTAGTTACGACGAGGAAGGCGTGATGATCGTAGAGGCCGCAACGTGGCAAGAATTGTCGCTGGTTAGCGAGGGCGCGTTTAGCGGTGCAGTCATTACCGAGGTTGCGGCCAGCGCACCCGACGAGGTAGCCGAAGGTATCCCCGAAACCGAATTGACAAGTGCTATACAATCAGAACAACAAGAACAAAAGGACAATGACATGACCGACAAAAACGAAACAGCAGTAGTCGAGGCAGCGCAAGCAACCACAGAAAAATTGTGGGCGCAACCTGCACGTAAATTTAATTTGCCAACACCGGGCGAATATTTTGCAGCAATGCACATTGGTGGCACAACATTTGAAAACGTTGCACGCGCAACTAACGAGTTTGTTAAGTCAAACCAGTCAGCTTTGCAAGCAGCGGCGGGCGATATCGCAACAACAGACACACCAGGACTTTTGCCAGTTCCCGTACTCGGCCCGGTTTTTCAAGACCTTAACTTTATTCGACCAGTTGTAAACGCAATTGGCGCTCGAGCCATGCCAAACAACGGTGCATCTAAAACATTTGTGCGCCCAACCATTACAACGCACACATCAGTAGCGGCGCAATCAAGTGAATTTGCTGCAGCGTCAGCAACAACAATGGTTATTGCTAGCAACAGCGTTACTAAAACAACGTTGGCTGGTCAAGTAACTTTGTCAATTCAAGACGTTGACTTCACCGACCCAGCATCGCTCAACATCATTCTTAATGACCTTGTTGGCCAATACATGTTGGCTAGCGATAACGTTGCAGCCGACGCAATCACCGCAGGCGCTACAGCGTCAGGTTCAACATGGACAGTTTCAAGCACAGACCCGTCATCATTGTTTAATGCGCTTTACACAGCCGCATACAACATTTTGACTGCAACAAACTTCCTACCTGATCATTGTTTTGTTGATCCAAACGTATGGCTATACCTTGGCAAGCAGTTAGACGCTGACAAACGACCAGTATTCCCGTACGTTGGTGCAGCAGGATTGCAAGGCATGAACGCAGCAGGCACATCAAACATCACACAAATGTCAACTTTCAATCCATTTGGTTTGACACTTGTTGCTGACAAAAACTTTGCGTCATCAACTTTGGTTGTAGCACGAGGCGAAGCAATTGAGTTCTACGAGCAAGTACGCGGTTTAATGTCAGTCGAGTTGCCGTCAACACTTGGCCGTAACTTCTCGTACGCAGGTTACGTATCAACGTTTATTGCAGACAGCACTCAGGTTCAATCAATCCTGATCGCTTAGTCGTAGGCGGCAACACCGCTTATGGCAACTTATTCAACAGCCAGCAAACAGTTACTAGATAACTACGCCTGCATATCTACGCTCGAGCCGACTGACATACAGGTTGGCGACAGCGTAGTTGTAGGCGCGTTAGGCGCACCATTTAACGGCACGTTCACCGTGTTGGCTTGCCCGCAATATCAGTACGTTGGCGTTGACGGCGTTACAGGCGAGTTTAATTACAACGTCAATGTTGCTGTACCTAATCAAATTTTGTTTGCTTGCACCGGGGCTGACGTTGAATTTGTAGTCTCGTTTGCTGGGACAGTTGCGTTTACACCGACTTGCACTTGGGTTACGGTCGCAAACCTTGTCACATATCTTGGCGTGTCAATCACAAACCCGTCAGACGATTACACGCTGGCAACGCAGGCCGTAAGCGCTGGCAACCAGTTTTGCAGTCGCCGTCGCGCCGAGGCAGGCTATAACGACAGTCTTAGCACGTCGCCTAGCGGTGACGTAACGCTTGGCACGATCATGTATTGCGCGGCATTGTGGCGTAGTCGAGGGTCGCTAGAGAACGTGTTTGCGTCGTTTGACAACATGGGGACAGCACCGCAACAGTCAATGACACCGATCGTTAAACAGTTGTTAGGTATTGACCGACCTGCGGTGGCATAGTGCCTGCACCGTACAACGATCTATTTAACGAGGCGCTAGACGATCTGAGCGCCACGCTAACAGCCGTTACAGGCTTACGGGTGGTAAACGACCCGACAAAACTTGTGCCTAATTGTGTGTTTATTACAGCGCCAAGTTTTACGACCATTGCAGGCAACGGCAATATCGTGCGTATGGACTTCCCAATAAAAATTGTTGGCAGCGGCCCAGCTGGGCTACCTGTGTTGCGCGAGATTTTGCAGATCACCGCGCTAGTGCTTGGCTCGAGCGTTATTGCAATGTCGGGCAGACCCGGCACACTCGA